GCTCTCTCAACTCAGAGGATCTCATTCCATTGCTCAAATCAGCGATAATCTCATTGGACTCGAAAGAGATCAACAAAGTGAGGGAGGCAGAGGTCTTACAACTGTTAGAGTCCTTAAGAATCGTCTATTTGGCGAGACAGGAACGTGCGGAAAGATTGATTACAACCTAAACACTTGCAGATTTACTGAAGATGAAACTACGGAACCACCAGTTTTCAACCCAGCCACAGATTTTTGAAAGATACAAGCATCCGTGGTATGAACACAATGAAAGATTAGATAAGCAAGGATTGAATAGACCTAACCCACCATCGCAACAATCAGTTGACAAAGCAAAATTCGTTGACAAGACCTACCAATGGAGTAGGGACGATAGTATTCGACCTAGAAGCAAACGGTCTACTAAATAACGCATCACGTATTCACTGTATGGCTCTCCATTACTGTGATGCAGATGACACTGAAACATTTAATGATGAGAAAATTTCCAATGACCCGAAATACTTACCGATGGGTAACAGATCCATCACGACAGGCATTACTGCTTTGGAGGTCGCTGATACTGTCGTCGGGCATAATATTATTGGGTATGACTTACCTCTTATTAAAAAGCTTTACCCTTTTTTCACTTATCCCCCTGTTATTGTTGACACTCTATTGTTATCTAGGTTATATCATCCGAATTTATTCGATATAGATAAGAAGCAAGAATGGAAAGATATGCCAACTAAATTATATGGGTCTCATTCTCTTAAAGCCTATGGCTACCGATTAGGTCTACACAAAGGAGACTTTGGTGAAGACACAGATTGGAAAGAGTGGTCGCAAGAGATGCAAGATTATTGTGTACAAGACGTAAAAGTTACAGAGAAGCTATGCGAACACTTCCGCCCTTACCTGCTTGGCTCACACTAGAGCATCAGGTACAAATTATACTCACTCAACAGGAAATTCATGGATGGTACTTTGATGAAGGAGCTGCACGGCAGCTTGAATCTTCTCTCAGGAGAGAGTATGAAGATACTTGTAAAGTATTACGAGACAGGCATCCTTTCGTCGAAGGAGCAAGATTTACTCCTAAGCGAGCTAATCGAACAAAAGGATACATTGCAAATGCTCCATTCACGAAGTTAAAAGAATTAAATCCCACATCAAGGGATCACATATCATGGATCTTACAGACACATTATGGTTGGACGCCTTCATTACTGACGAAATCAGGGAAGGCGGTTATAGACGAGATCGTCTTAAAAGACATTGGATCGGATATAGCTCTAGCTTTTC